AAGTGATGTCGATGCCAATACTGTGTTTAGACAAATCTATGATGCCTTATATGATATGTTAAAACCAAATTCAATACCAAATGCCGTATTGATTATTGCTGACTATCAGTATAAAAATGCTTTTGTAGCTGATACTGAAATTAACTTGGTTGCTTGTTTGACTGAATTAATGGCAAACTGTGAGTTCAAATAAAAAGAAAAAACCTGATATGGTGGTGGATCATCCAGAAAGTATGATGTTCCCAACAAACATCGGTGCTCCAAACTTTTCACCGGTGCCTATCAAAAAAGAAAAGGATCATATGATTAACATGGCAAGAATGAATGCCAAACAAGAATATGATCGAATAATGGAACTTGTAACTGTTCTTAAAAAACAAGCAGATAATATTAAAAAAAGGTTAGAGATGACGGACTTAATTTATCAAGCAAAATATAATTTTAAAATAGTTCATGGTAAAACATATTGGTTAGTTGAAAACACCGATAAAAATATTACAGAACTGGTGATGCTAGGACCAAACGACTGGTCTGGAAAACATCCACCACATTATAATTATCTTGCACCAGTCCGTTCACTTGGTGACCACACATGGGAAGTAGTAGAAGATGAGTAGTCCTTTTGATTATGTAAACCAAATTTTATATGGCAACAAGCAATTGATTGTCGATGAAATAACAGAACAAGGTTATAAACCTTTTTTAGTGAATCGTTCTTTGTCCTACCATAAAGATTGTATCTTTTATGCAAATGAGATGAACAAGTTTCACCACTTGGATACTAAATTGCAGAATGATTTTTTACTAAATACAATTAGAAAAAGCAAACGACCATTTGCTAAATGGGTGAAGGCTGAAAAAAGTAATGACATAGAATGTATTAGCATGGTCTATGGCATTTCTAGTCTTAAAGCAAGAGAAGTCCTTCAAATACTTACCCAAGAACAATTAAAAAAAATAAAAGAAACTGCTGATATTGGCGGAGTAGGAAAAAAATAAAATGGTAGATTTAAATAATTTTATTGAAGTCACTCTGAATGAACAAGATGACTTTCTAAAAGTTCGTGAAACACTAACACGAATCGGCGTTTCTTCACGCAAAGAAAAAGTATTGTATCAGTCTTGCCATATATTACATAAACAAGGCAGATACTACATTACACATTTTAAAGAGCTATTTGCACTTGATGGAAAACCATCAAACATATCTGAAAATGATATTCAAAGAAGAAACGCAATAGCTAAATTATTGGAAGAATGGGGTCTAATTAAAATATTAAATCCAAAATTACTTGAAAATAATGTGGCACCTTTACACCAAATCAAAATTATTTCTTTCAAAGAAAAAGATGATTGGGATTTGATAGCAAAATATAATATAGGTAAGAAACCAGGCGAAGAACATTAATTGCCTTGAATTTAAACCAAAATTGATATAAATAGAAGCGAGATGCCTAATTAGGGTCTCGCTTTTTTTTAACTCGCTTAATAAGGAGAATATAACATGACATTTAATAGTCACTTTTCATTTGCACCTTTACATCACTCAACACTTGGTTTTGAATCACTTTTTGATGAAGTTGAGAAAATGTTATCTACAACAGAAGTAAAATCTAGTAATTCATTTCCACCACACAACATAGTTAAAGTTGATGAGTATCATTATATTGTTGAATTAGCTGTTGCTGGGTATTCTAAAGATGAGATTGATATCACTGTTGATGATGGACATTTAATTATCAAAGGTAATAAAGAAGACAAAGACAAAGAAGTTAAATACTTACACAAAGGTATTGGTCTTCGTTCTTTCACAAAAACATTAAAAATTGCTGACACCGTAGAAGTTCGTGGTGCCGAATATAAAGATGGTATCTTAAAAATTGGATTAGAAAATGTAATTCCAGAAAATAAGAAACCTCGTAAGATTGAAATCGGTAATGAACTTAAATTACATAAGCAAGAACTTTTGAAAGAAGAAAGTAAATGAGGGGTGGGAGTTTCTAACTCCCATCTTTTCTAAATAATTGGAGTATATTATGCCAGATAAAAATTTTAGATTATCTAAAGAAGCAAAAGCGTTAATCTCAGGACTAGGTAAAAGAGATAATGTTTTTAAAAAATTGATAGTAGAAGCGGAAGAAAAATATAACAATTTCAAAAACAAAAAGACAAGAAGGACTGAATAGATGCAATTATCTAAAAACTTTACAATGGCTGAATTCATTAAATCTGATACGGCTACAAAATTAGGAATTGATAATACTCCAGAAGGTGAACACTTAGAAAATGCAAAAGTATTATTTGAAAATGTTGTTCAAAAAGTTAGAGACCATTTTGGTCCAACAGTGATCAATTCAGGATATAGATCACCAGAATTAAACGAAGCAGTAAGAGGTTCTAAAACATCTCAACACTGCCATGGTCAAGCCGCAGACATTGAAGTTCCTGGTGTTGCCAACGCTGAAGTGGCACAATGGATTGTAGATAACTGTGAATTCGATCAAGTGATATTAGAATTTTATACACCAGGTATTCCTGATTCAGGATGGGTTCATGTAACTTATAAGAATCCAGAAGACAACCGTAAGAGTGTTTTAACTGCCATGAAAGAAGATGGCAAAACAGTATATAAACAAGGTTTAATCGCCTAATAAAAAAAGGAAAGATATTATGGATATAAATTTGAAACTTGATGTGAACCAAGTAAATACTATTTTAAGATGTTTAGCGAAACATCCGTTTGAAGAAGCTGCTAATATTATTAACGAAATACAAAAACAAGGTAATTCACAAGTAGCTGCACAAGAAAAACCAGAAGGTGAAAAAACCGAATAATGAATATTCTGATAGCAATATGTCTTTTTGGAATATTGTTATCATCAATACTTTGTTGGATTGCAATTATTTGGGTTTTAATTAAGAAATACATAGAGAAACATAAAAATTAGTATTCATTCATGATTTTCTCTATTGCTTTTAACAGCAGTTTGGTATAATATACCATTATCAAATAAGAAATTATTTGGTGAAATCTCAAGGCAGACTTTGTAGCAATACTCTCTGCTGATCTGATTAGACAAAATCTAATCAATAAGGAGAAACACTATGTGGACTAAACCAGCTGCAACAGAAATGCGCTTTGGCTTTGAAGTTACAATGTATGTATGCAACAAGTAATTGTTGACTAGATACAAACTTCAAACAGCATTGACTGTTTAAAAAGACAATAGAGGGAACTTCGGTTCCCTTTATTTTTTGGAATTTAAATTATGACAAACAGACCAAAACAAAAAACCATAGGGTTTACTTGTTCAACCTTTGACTTGCTTCATGCTGGTCATATCTTAATGTTAGCTGAGTGTAAACAAAGTTGTGATTATCTAATCGCAGGTTTACAAACAAATCCAGCAATAGACCGACCAGGTAGTAAAAATAAACCAGTTCAATCTATCGTTGAAAGATATGTTCAATTATCAGCGGTTAAATATGTAGATGAAATTATTGTCTATGAAACCGAAAAAGATTTAGAAGACTTGTTAATGTTTTTACCAATCAATGTAAGAATTATTGGTGAAGAATATAAAGACAAAGAATTTACAGGAAAAGAAATTTGTGTAGATAGAAATATTGATGTAGTATTCAATTCTCGTTCACATAGATTCAGTTCAACAGAATTACGCCAACGAACAGCACTTTACGAAACAAATAAAAGATAATGATACAAGACATTTTAGAAATATTACAACAAGCATATACAAACAATTGGATTACAGCAAGAGATGGAAATATCTCATATAAGTCCGATGACAAACATCAATTCTTAATTACACCAAGTGGATTAAGAAAACAAGAACTCAAAGAGAACCAATTAGTCAAAATTAAAATGACTGAAGATGGTTGGGAACAAATGACCAACCTTAATTTAAAACCAAGTGGTGAAATTGAATTACATTATGGTTTACTAAAAGATATTGAAACCGAAAGATGTGTAGTTCATTTACATCCAACATATACAATAGCGGCACTTTATGCTGGTATTGATATATCAAAACTCGTTTTAGAATTTCCAGAATTAGGACGATACACAAGAGTAGCACCAATT